AGTATGCAAGCCTAACGATGGCCCTCAGTCGCACTTCTTAGCGGCTGGTCAGCGTGAGGTGTTGTACGGTGGTTCAGCGGGAGGTGGTAAGAGTTACGCAATGTTGGCAGACCCGTTGCGTTATATGGGTCATCCACAGTTTTCTGGGTTGTTGTTGCGACATACAACAGAGGAACTACGAGAGCTTATCTGGAAATCTCAAGAGATGTATCCAAAGATTTACCCCGGCATTAAGTGGAGTGAGCGAAAGATGCAATGGCAGGCTCCTTCAGGTGCTAGATTGTGGATGTCATACCTAGATAGGGACGAAGATGTGCTTCGTTATCAGGGATTGGCCTTTAGTTGGATTGGTTTTGACGAGTTGACACAGTGGCATACGCCGTTTGCATGGAACTATATGCGTTCACGGCTGCGTACTCCTGCGTCAGACTTGCCAATCTTCATGCGAGCAACGACAAATCCGGGTGGGCCGGGTCATGCTTGGGTGAAGAAGATGTTTATTGACCCTGCGCCTGCTGGAAAAGCCTTCAATGCCACCGATATTGAGACTGGGCAGACTATGTTGTACCCAAAAGGTCACAGCAAAGAGGGTCAAGCCCTGTTTAAACGCAGATTTATACCGGCAATGCTGAGAGATAATCCGTATTTAGCAGAATCTGGTGATTATGAAACCATGTTGCTGAGCTTACCAGAGCATCAGCGTAAGCAATTGTTGGAAGGTAATTGGGATGTTGCAGAGGGAGCCGCTTTTCCAGAATTCAATAGGGCAATACACGTTATTGAGCCGTTTGATATTCCACAAAACTGGACTAGATTTAGATCGGGTGATTATGGGTATGGAAGTTACAGCGCAATCGTATGGTTTGCTGTATCTCCTAGCGATCAACTAATAATCTACAGAGAATTGTACGTATCAAAGGTGCTTGCGGTTGATTTGGCTAAGATGATTAACCAGATTGAATCAAATGACGGAACAATGCGCTACGGTGTGCTAGATAGTAGCTGTTGGGCTAAGCGTGGCGACAGTGGCCCCTCCATTGCTGAGCAAATGATATTGGAGGGATGCCGTTGGCGTCCTGCTGACCGTAGTGCTGGTAGTCGTGTGGCAGGTAAGCAGCAACTCCACAGGCGTTTGCAAGTTGATCCGTTTACAGACATGCCTAAAATGGTTATAACAAGTAATTGCATCAACATAATAGCTCAACTGCCTATCATTCCGTTGGATAAAAAGAATCCTGAAGATATTGACACTAAGTCGGAAGACCATTTATATGATGCTGTAAGATATGGTATTATGAGCAGACCACGTAGCAGCATTTGGGATTATAACCCTGCTACATCGAAGGCGGCAGGGATGCCTATGGCAGATAAACTTTTTGGATACTAAAGAAAACATGGCAACTAAACAAACACAATACACACCAGATACTTCTCTGGCGTTGGCAGACACTAAGAAGACTGGTGACATTGGCTTTGATGGTGGAAGCATTATTGCATTCATTAAAGAGCGCATGAGCCGCTCTGAAGAAAGTCGTCGCTCTGATGAAGCCCGTTGGCTAAGGGCCTATCGAAACTATCGTGGTTTGTACGGCCCTGATGTTCAGTTTACGGAGACAGAAAAGTCTCGTGTGTTTATCAAGGTTACAAAGACAAAGACTCTTGCAGCCTTTGGACAGATTGTTGATGTGTTGTTGTCTAACGATAGGTTTCCTATCAGCATTGACCCTTCTGTCTTGCCTGACGGTGTTGTTGATAGTGTTCACTTCGATCCTAAAGAACCACCATCAACTGAAAAACAGAAGATGAACATTCCTTACGGTGAAGATGGAAGTGCTGGCATCACTGCTGGCTTCTCATTAGACACCCTTGAGGAAATGCTTGGTGCAATGAAGGACGATCTTAAAGACCTTCCTAATTTGAAGAAAGGCCCCGGTGTCACACCAACTTCAATCACCTTCAACCCAGCATTGGTTGCTGCTAAGAAGATGGAAAAGAAAATCCATGACCAGCTTAATGAAAGCAACGCATCAAAGCATCTTCGTTCTCTTGCTTTTGAAATGGCATTGTTTGGCACAGGCGTTATGAAAGGCCCATTCGGTACAAACAAAGAATATCCTAATTGGAATGAAGACGGTAAATACAATCCACTAATTAAAACTGTACCAGAACTCTCTAGTGTTTCCATCTGGAACTTCTATTGGGACTCTGACGCAAACAACACCGACGAATGCCAATATGTAATTGAACGTCACAAGCTCAATCGCTCTCAAATGCGAGCATTGAAGCGCCGTCCTTTCTTCCGCGCCAATGTGATTGATCAAGTTATTGAAGAAGGCGAATCTTACTCAAAGAAATATTGGGAAGATGATTTGAAAGACTTTGCTCCAAACTTTGGAGTTGATCGTTTTGAAGTGTTGGAATATTGGGGCACTGTTGATATTGAAATGCTCATTGACAACGACATTAACATTCCTGCAGAGCTTGATGGTGAAGGTGAGTTGCAAGCAAACATCTGGTATTGCAATGGCAAAATCATTCGTCTTGTGTTGAACCCTTTCAAGCCTTCAAAGATTCCCTACTACGCTGTGCCGTATGAACTAAATCCATACTCGTTGGCTGGTGTTGGCATTGGCGAAAACATGGACGACACACAAACGCTAATGAACGGCTTCATGCGTATGGCTGTTGACAATGCTGTGTTGTCTGGCAATTTGGTGTTTGAGATTGATGAAACCAACCTAGTTCCCGGACAAGACTTCTCTGTACATCCGGGCAAGGTGTTTCGTCGTCAAGGCGGCGCACCGGGACAAAGCTTGTTTGGTACGAAGTTTCCCAATGTGGCTCAAGAGAATCTGCAACTGTTCGACAAAGCCCGTCAGCTTTCTGACGAATCAACTGGCTTGCCATCATTTGCTCATGGGCAAACAGGAGTGTCTGGCGTAGGTCGCACAGCCTCTGGTATTTCTATGTTGATGAATGCTGCCTCTGGTGGTGTTAAAACTGTTATTAAAAATATTGATGACTATCTGCTTGGCCCAATTGGCAAAGCCTATTTCAACTTCAATATGCAGTTTGACTATGACCCAGAGATTAAGGGTGACTTGGAAGTCAATGCTCGTGGCACTGAAAGCTTGATGGCTAACGAAGTTCGTAGTCAGCGATTGATGCAATTCTTGCAGATTGCTAGCCAGCCTTCTCTTGCTCCCTTTGCCAAGTTCCCTTACATCATTCGTGAAATTGCAAAGAGCATGGAGCTTGACCCAGATAAGGTTACTAACAACATGGACGAGGCAATGAGGCAAGCTGCGTTGCTACAGCAGCAACAGGCTCCTGCTGTCCCTCCAGAGGGCGCTGCTGGCGCTCCTGCTCCGGGTCAGCCTCCACAGGGCGTTGCAGGGCCTCCGGGCGTTGCTGATCAAACTGGTGGTGGTGGTGGCAACATTGGCATTGGTGCTCCACCTGAGCCGGGTATGCAAGGCTTCTCTGCTGCTCCTCCAGCAGCGGCTCCAGCGGCATGAGCGATAAACAATATTTAGCTAGGCTTAAGCCGCTTGTCAGCACACCTCTGCAATGGGGTGCGTTTGAAGAAATGCTTGAGCACTACATTGTTCAGCATCAACGCAAGCTTGAGCAATCGGCAGAACCTGTTGACATGTACAAAGCTCAGGGCGCTATTGCTGCTCTACGACAACTTAAATATTTAAAGGACGAAGTTAATGTTTACAACAAAGCGAAATAATCTTGTTGCTAAAGGCGGCATCATGCAAGAGGGTGGCACCGTTGATGAAGCTAGCGGTAATGATGTTCCTCCGGGTTCTTTGAAAGAAGAAGTTAGGGACGATGTTGATGCAAAGCTTAGTGTTGGTGAATATGTTTTCCCTGCTGATGTTACCCGTTATTACGGCCTAGCTAAGCTGGAAGAAATGCGTAAAGAAGCTCAGGCCAATCTCAAGCAAATGGAGAGTGGTGGTCGCATGGGCAATTCTGAACAAGTGTCAGAAGAAGCCTCTGACGAATACGATGAAAAAGAATTCTCTAGTGCTGTTGATAGCGCAATGCAAGAACAAGATAATGATGAGAACGGTTATGCTGAAGGCGGCATGGTTAAAAGCTATGATGTTGGTGGTGCTGTCACATACGATCCTGTTGCCAGTAAAGAAACTTATAAACGTGCTCCACTAAAAGGTTTTGAAATGATTCCTATGTCTGATGACAAAGGCAATACCATTTACATTCCATTCATTAATGGAAAGCCTCAGTTAAATATTCCACCGGGCTTTGCTATTCGCGCTGCTGCTCCAAAGGCTGAAACACCCGTTACAGACAGTACAACTCCCACTGCTCCTGCTGCTGACCAGCCTCGTGGTGGTGGCGGTGATAGAGGTAATATGGGTCAAACTCAAAGAGATTCTTTTGATAGCGAATCTGCAGCAGATCGTGATGCTCGTATATCAAGTATTTCTGAAGGATTTGGTAGTGCAGTTAATTCTGTTGCTAAATCTGGTTTACTTGGGCCGCTTGGAGTAGCCGCTTCAGCAATTTATGGAGGATTGTCCGAAGCCGCTACCGATCCTAATAGCGCCATTGGCCCTTATGGTTTACTTTCTTCAACCCCTTTAAGCGATCCAACACATAGACTTGCTGTTGTTAAACAAGCAATTCAAGTTGCAGTAGATAAAAACATTTCTCCCAATGATGCGTTGTCTAGCATACTAAGCAACTCTGATCTTTCGT